GTTTCTTTTTCGAACTTGAACCCGGTCATAATCTCACGCATGAACGCTCGATTAACTTCTCCGTCGCTGTACCTTGGAAGGGATGTAATAATATTCATAAAAGAAAAAGGGAGGCCAGAACTGGCCTGACCTCCCTCTGAAATGATAACTTAATTTAGTTACGCTCCGTAGAGTTCTCCTGCTGTTGGATGATAATCCATCAACAAGCGAATCTTACCTGCGGTAGCTACGTCCGGTCCTTCACCTGTGAAGTTGTAGGTGAGATCAACCGCACTAACTACGTGCAATCCGTCATCGAGCAATGCACCAGTGTTGGTGAAGATCTTGCCCAAGTTTCCGCTGTCGCTGAAAACGTCCACTTCATCGACGAAACCATCAGCGTCACCATCATCGCCAATAGCGATAGTGGCATCCGTGATGCTAGGTCCGACGACAAGCTCGTCAACGATGATGGCAGCGGCGAAAACGCCTCCAGCCATTGCAGCTTCGCCAACTTGGATGTCAACAGCAGTGGCAGAGCCAGCCGTAGTTCCAAGCGTGGACAGATCAATCTCAGCTTCGTGGTTGAAACCAAGGGCCAATGTTTCCGCGTTGCGTACTTTTTTTAGTTCGATAGCCATTGTGATTTACCTCCTATTAGCTGATTGCTGTGATTTTGCCATGCGCGCCGGGATGGTAAACTGCGAGCGTAAGCGCGCAATCAACGTATCCTCTTTCGCCACCGCCCTGATTTGGAAGACGGCTGCTACCCATGGGGATTAGTTCGCCGATACCAGCATACTCAGGATTGACAAAGTAGCCAGTGTCCTTGTTGCTCGTGTCGGGTGCACAATCTGGGTTCATGTTAACAACAGAAACGATTCCGTGGTCAGACTGGTAAAGTTCAACACTCAACTTGATCTGAGCAGATTCGCCATTGTAGTTAACATTGCGGATAGACGTATCAGCACCAGATCCATCTGGATCCAAGCGAGCGAAGTCGCTGATGATCCGGCGAAGAGCGGTGTCTGCAACCAACGTCAAAGAGTTGGTCGTGCCGCTAACGCGATAGATTGAGGTAATGATGTTGTTCATCGCTGTTTCCGTGAATGCACCAGTAGAGTGGATGCTGTCGGAAGGCGTACGGAAAGATGAAGGAACGTCAGACGGTCCAGCGGAATCAATCCAATCGCCAAGTCCACGTAGCTTGTAAACAGTACCAGCTCCGTCTTCTACAGCTCGATCGTTAGCTGAGAGCAAAGTAGCCTCAACGTCACGCTTCAGTTCGCGGATAGCCTTGGCTTCAGCCTGGGCAATCTTAGCAGGTCCAACAGAATCAACAGCCTCTTGGAGGTCGCTGACCATGAAGTCCCGGCGGAACTTTTGAGTGTAGTTTCCAAGACGAGCACGACCACTGAACTGGTCAGTGAAAGTGGTAACGTCAGCTCCTTCGGCAATACCCGCTGTCGTGGGTGCTGAAAGAGAATCTACAGTCCATTCGTGGAACGTGCCAGATGCACGAGTTTTTGGTAGTGATGACAGGACGGGAGTTTCTTCAGGAGCCAAGATGGTTAGCACATCGCTAAGGTCTTCTCGGTTAGAAACAGCCGAACCCGGATTAGTAGTATCGTATGTATTTGATAGTGCCATTTTAGGTATTCAGGTTAAACGAAGTCACGCGACCAGCGTGCTTCTCTTAGTTTCTGGAAGTCATCCTTGTTTCCAGACTCTCTGAACCTAGACGAAAGATCCTTTAGGGCTTTTGAAGAGTTGCTTTCGTTTTTATCGGACTTAGCGATTCCCGGTGATGGGCTTTTGGGCGGAGACGGCTGAAATGCTTTTTCAACATTTTTTGCAGTCTTTTTAGCACTGCCTCCAAACATGCTATTAACTGAATGAGCCAACAGGTATGGAAGCTGCCAACTAAGATCAGGGTTTTGCTCGTAAGCTTTTTGCAGAGCAGGCTGACTTGCTAGTTCTACAAACTGTTTAGTTTGCTCGCTATCCTTGTCGCCCAACCACTTAAACTCTTTTAGAGCTTTCTGACCGTATTCTTGACGTAACGCTACAGCGTTTTCCGCTTTTTTAACCTTCTGAAATTGATCTGGAAGAAACTTGTCTCTAGATTTCCTTGCTTGCTTCAGGGCTTCACGCACTTCAGCTTTAGTCATAGGTTTTCCGTCTGTCTCCGTTACTGTGTCGTGTGGACTATAGTCATCAGAGTCGAACAAGATTTCTTCTGCCCAATCAATAACATCATTGATTTCCTTAGCCTTGTCTTGAATATCCTTCATGGAATTCAAGTCAGAGTACGGATTATCAATAATCTCAGATTTAGAAGATAAGATTTCTTCCTGTTGAGCTTTTAAACTTTCCTCAAGTGTTTGAGCCTTTTCCTCGGCAGCTTTAGCTCTAGCTGTTAGTTTACCAAATCGGTCAACAGCTCGGCTAGAAAGAGCCTCAGAAAGTTGTTTAATCTGCTCCTCAGAAAGACTTTCTAAGTCGATATTTGAAAGAACGTCTTCATTACCCTCGGAAACTTCTTCTTCATTAGACTGAGACTCAATCTCAGTATCCTCCGAAATAGAAGCATCTTCGGCCTCTGGTTCAGACTCCGAAGGAATTACTTCCTCCATCTGTCTGGCACGTCTAAGTTGGAACTCAGACGCGGATATGTTAGTATTTTCCGCTGTATCTTGAGAGGCATCAGCGACCGCCTCGATAACTTCACTCATGTATATATGCTGTTTCCGCTATTACGCCTAGCGATGGCGAGCCGTGATTATATCACGGAAATTTGCATATTAGACATGCTCAGACCACTTTTTTAACAAATTTTCAGAATCTGCGTCCTGAAGAATGTCATCATAAGCGGATATTTCGCCAGAGATCTGCATGACCTCTTCGTGTGAAGCGGATCTTAATCGAGAAATACTAGACTCTCTTCGATCCTGTATGTCTTTTATAAATCGAGCAAAATGCTCGTACTTCGATAAAAATTTTACGTTATTGTCCAAGCTCTTCTGCGTATCTTATTAGGGCTTCAGAAACTCGCTCCATCCTTGGTCGAATTCCAGCTTTCCCTTTTTCTTCTGCTGTCCTGTACTCTTCGTTGTTCAAGAACTCTTTAGCAGCTTGTCTGAACTTCCTTTCCCTAACAAGTTTTCTTGTTTTAGGGCTTTGCATTATAGATCCTCTAAAATGCTCGCTGAATATAGCGTCCTGCAAGTAGGTTGGGTAGTAAAAAAAGTCTGGGAAAGCTGCTGTTCCAATCAAAGTTGGAATGCGAACGTTAATGTCTTTACGCAGCAATTCTTCGGCCTCTCTTTGCGTAATACTATCGGTTGGCTTTACATCAGAACCGTAGTGCCCGTACCCAATAGTGTAATGCTCTTCAGGGTTTCCTGTTTTTTCTCCAAAACGATACGCAACTGGTGAAAAGGCTTCTTCTTTCTTTAACCTGCTAAAAGCTCTATCGGCTAAAGAGTCCTTAGCCCTTATTTCGTAAAGGTAGTTCCCGTAAGATGTTGTGCTTATGTTGTCAGCCATAATAATACTAATTAACGAGCTGAGAATAAAACCTGCCATTCGGGTCCTGTCCAACGTAATACCCAAGTTTTGCATCTTCTTCTATAGCAAGTTGTGCTGTACGATGTCTTATCCCCTTTAAGAGTTGACCGCTTACAGGTCCTCGACTTCCCCAATGATACTTCCCATCATCCTCCAAAATTGGAACTACTCCTTCTTTTAAAGCGGTATAGTAATCGTAACCTGTTCCTTCAGGATTAAATCTATCTCTAGATTGCTTATACAATGCGTAGCTCGGCCTATCTTTCTTAGGAATATTGTTTTTATCCATTAAGATAACAGCATCTTGCCACTCCTCGTCCTTGTTTTCTTCTTGCCTAAGAGCAAGTTGACTTTTGCTTATATTGTCAACCATTACTGCTGCATTCCTTGAGTCTGCATCTGCCCCATTTGGGCTGGTGCAGTCCCTATACGGCCTATTTGTGCGTTTTCAGCTTGTTGTATAACGAACTGATACTGTGCATTGTACTTTTGCAAACGCTGGGCAAACGCTTCATCTTCTTGAAGCCGTTTTGCAACATCTGGCTGCTGTACATAGCTTTGAATAATTTGCAAAGCAGCTTGAGCACCGTTAGGACGCGCGGGGACCTCGATCCCCGAATAAATTTTCGATAAGTCATCAGTTATATCCTTTAGCATTTTGTCCTGAGCTTCTTGAGCGGGACGTAGAATGCCACTAGCCAGAACAGGGTCAATGCTTCCAGCAATCGCTGTCAGCAGTTTATCCACGTCAATCAATCCGTTTCTGTCCATCTGGACTAAAGAAACTAATTGATTCAATTTAGCCTCTTGTTTTTCAGAACTAGCGTTTAGTACATCAAAACTAACAGTAACATCGTAGTTCTCGTTTGGATCTCCCTTGTTGAACATCTGGGGATCTGGAACTCCAGTTACATTAAAAAATATCTCATTAGGCCCAAAGCGTTGAAAATTTTTGTAACAAGTAGCTACAACTTGAGCAATGTGCTGCAAGTATTTATCAACTAGGAACTGCCTACGGACGCTGCTAATTGGGGACTCTTCATCTAGCCCTACCATTCTATCAGCTTGACCCTGAAGGTTTCTTTCCATCTCTACAGAGCCTTGATTGAATCCCGGTCCCTGCATAAAGCGTATTTCACCCGGACGAACCTCTGGGATAAAACGGCCCGGACCAATCTCCTCTGGCTTTCTTCCCTTCGGATGCGTTACCGCTGGCAGCGTGGATAGCGAGTTGCTGTCTATCCTAGAGTCACGCTCTACTTTAACTTGGCTTTGTATGCCCCTGAGAAGCGATGGAACCGTCATTGCGTCATACAGACGTTTAGTATCCTCGCTGAACCTCGTAACTACCACAGGGTAGTCCTCATAGCCGTTTAGGAGATCGAACTTAGCGTACGCTTGAATACCTAAGCCTGCATCTCCTGAAAAAGATTCGTGGAACACGGTCTCGTAGATACCCTCAGACTTATCATCTTCGTCTATCAGTCTCTGGTAGCCATGTATGATTTCAATCAGTTCCTCTGCCTCGTAAGCATCATCAGTCAATGATATGCTTCGCCTTCCCTCCTGCTCCCGTTCCAAGGAATTTATGTTAACACCAGAGAAGTTTTCGATTACGTGCTCCACGAAATTCTGATCCCAGCCGTCTGTACTGACCTTGTTCTGCAACTCTTGTGCAGTGTAATACGTACGCCAAAAACAATAAGGGGCACGTTGTGGGTCAGTCACATAAGCGGGAAAAATAAAATCACCATCAGGAGCTACGGTCTTTACCTCTGGGGCGTTGACCTGTCTGCGAACAGTGGGAACTTCCGCCACTCCTGTTTCTCGCAGCTCCTCTAGGGCTTTTTTAGCATTTGCCTCAGATACCTTTACAGCGGCTTGCATTTGCTGAATTACCATTTCGTCGTTCTGCCCAGTAGCTATCATTTCGGCTAGCTCAGGACTTACAGCAGCAATTCTTCTTAGATCTATCTTTTGCTTGAACGTACGATCCTCCATGACCCAACCGCAGTACGTAATCATCATACCACGCTCAAGAAGGTAGTTCGCCGCTAGTTCCATCTCCTGCTTAAACCTAGGAATGTACCCAGAAGTCGTCATCCACTTCAGGAAGTTCGATACTATCTTGGCCCTAGGTATGTCTGTAGCCTCTACGGGGAACGCCTGTATGTTCGCCCTGTTCAGGGCTGACATGAACAACGAGACCAAGCGAGTTACACGCTCATCAATAACGTGGCTTTCCAAGTCAGATGCTCCATCCCAAGGGAAAGCATCAGCACCATGCTTACGCAGGTCCCGGCTCTTGCCGGGCCACCAGTTTCTTCTGTCATCGTACGATGTACGGCAAAGGTCGTAATAGGACTCCAGCTCGTTCGTTGTAGTCTGATACGCTTTGATAAGAACATCTATATCTGGCTTTTTGCCAACGTATGTTATAGCCTTGGAGTAGTCGTCGCTCTGCATTACCGTTCTAAGTCCTGTAAAAATTCCTGTACTTTATCTTGCACCTTGTACAGAACTCTGTACGAGTACCAATAGTTGACGCCTATTTTATCACAGAATTCCTTATTTTGCATCACATCATTTGAATTACGTAACGCAATAAGTCTCAAAACCTCCCAACCGAGCAAACGATCTATCTCTTCTGATAGAAATTTCCTGTCTTGAACCAAACGATCAAGCTGCTCCTCTTCTGTATCGGTAAGAAACTCCATTTACGTCTTTGATAACCTCAACTGTTATGGTTTTGCCCACTAGCCTTTGAGAGAACTTCTTGGGGACAAGCACAGGTATTTTGCTTTTATCCTCTCTAACGTACGCATATACGTACTTCTTGTTAGGTGCTACCTTAATAACCTTAGCGTTTACGTGTTCCGCTGTAGCTTCTGGAGCCTCTATAGCCTCAAGTAGCACTTCTTGTCCGTCCTCAGAGATCCAAGTATTTCTACCTACCCCAGTAACCATACTAGGACTTAGTTTTTCATCAGATAATTTAAGCAAGTCCGTGAATTGAACATTGTTTTCTTCAGCAATTTTAGTTAATCGTTTTTTCATTAGTATCCTCCCGTGGCCCTGCGAGTTACCGCTAAATCGCGAGCCGTTACATGGACTGGGCCTTCTCCAGCGTTCGCCATTCGTAAATATCGAATAACGTCAAAGAAGTCCTTCAAGGGTTCGTCCATCTTACCCTTTGAGTTATAGTTAATAAGACTGTCGATTAAATTCCGACAGCTCTCGTGAATGTAGCACCTAGGCCGATTGGCAGAATCAATAGACTCGTTAGGATTGTAGCTGAACCACTCATCTAAAGCAGAAAGACCAACTTCCTCTATACGCCCATCAGAAGGCACGAATGTCATATCGTGCTCCTCAAAGGACATAAACAGATCCTCGTTGTTCTCGTTTTCCTTAGCAAAAAACCTAGAGTCCCCAATTCGCTCAAATACCTGTATACCCAGCTCATCCTCTATCTCTTCAAATAGCTCAACGTATCCCGGTACGTTTAGCCCGATTTTTTTTGAAGCAGGACCGTATCTCCACTTGGGGTCCCCGAACTCAGCCCACTCGCCGTACGTGTCCCAGTCAGGCCACTCACGGCAGATGTACACGTTATCGTACGCATCTACAGCAGCCCATATAGCTACGTAGTTCCTAGCTCCAGCAGGGTCCACTACTTGGTACACGGTGTACCTAGACTTGTCAGAAACATCAGGGAACTGCATTCCGTACTTGTTTGGAGCCTCGTCCTTTAGCACATTTACCTCAGTATTAAAAAGCGGGAGCAAAGAAGTCATGCTCTTTACTGGTACGCCGTAAGCACGAACTAGTATTTCCTCATCCGGTCTTCCACGCAGGTCTTTTGCTATACGCTCGTATCCCCCAAAAGGATTCTCGTCAGAGTGCAGGTACACTACAGACGCATCCCTCGACGGACTGTACTGCCTCACTGGAAGCTCCTTGTTGTTCAGCAACTCAGCTTTTCTTGTCTCTAAAGTCTCTACGTTCTTTAGGTAATCCGAGATAAATGGGGTGTACCCATCAATCGGAGTAAAGCCTATGCCCATTACAGCATCTCTTGTAGCCAAGCGGAATCTAAGCGTATTTACCAGTGTAGAATCCCCTAGGTACTCATCTAGCCACGCTCCTATGTTTATACCCTTGGCATTAGGAAAACCGTACTCAAAGCCTTCTAAGATTGTCTGATTATTACTAAACTGGGTATACGTCTTAAAGTCTACACGGGTACGAGTATCGGGAAAGATAAAGCTTTTGGCAGTGAACCCGTTCTGCATACTGTAGTTGATGTACCCCTCTATGCTCTTTGTTTTCTTCTTGAACTCCTTGGGCATCATTTCCCAGACAGCAGACTGCTGTACCTTGATGGAGGTGTCCTCGTTTTGGCTAAAGCACACTACATGACCGTCGTTGCTTTCCGTTACAGCTTTCATTACAATCTTAGCAAAGCCAGTAGTTTTACCCGATCTGTTTCCCCCTAAAGCCAGACACTCGTTGTACTGCTGTAACCCTTCCTCAATGCGTCCCCAACCGGGAAGATCGAACCCATGCCTTACGGGATCATCCTGAGAAGCTTGTATTCTGCTTTCGTGAGCAGCATGAAGCTCTTTTAGCAGGGGTAGATCATTGTTGTACAGCCAGACAATTTCTTGAGCTGTAGGGGCCTCTAAGAAAGGGTGCTCAGTAAAGTTCATTCAATAATTCGCCGAATCCCGTGCCTAATAGGTGGAGCACGGAATGGCTTTCGTTCAATGGTGGAGGAAGTGGGATTCGCACCCACGTCCTCAGAAGTCTCCTCCTGAGTCGAATCTGTGTTTCCCCCTCTAAATCTACTTTCGTACTTCTTTACATCATCGTAAAAAGGGTCCTTGGGCTTAAATACCGCATCGTACGCTTTGTAGAATTCTTCTCTGTCAAATGTTTTGTCTGTATCTCCTTTACCGCTCATTACTTTAGTTTCTCTCTACATTAAAGTCATCTTTTCCTCTTTTCATATCCTCCAAAGCTATGTTAGTTACAACAAGCGTAGCTATATCTTCGTGGGATGTTTCTGGGTCCAGCTCTTGTATAATCTTAAATAAATGAGCAATAACTCTGTCCTTATCTATATCTTCGTCATCATCAAATTCCTCAAAACTATGTATTATCAACATCTATAACCTCCGCTTGTTTTATCTTGCTTCTAGCCTTTTCCATTAGCGTCTTGTAGTCGTCGTCAGTGTACACTTTTTCCTCTCTCGATATACTAGTAGCTTCGCCCCTTGCCAGCATAGCCTCTCTAGAAGAGTTAGACTTCGCTATACTAATATCTTTAATATCCTTAAAAGTAGGTTTAAGCTCACCGGATTGCATCCGTGTACGCACGTCATTCACCATTTCCTCCTCTAGTGACGTTATGTTTAAGTAAGAGTAAGCCGCAAGTTGACCACCAAGATCACGCCACTTACCCATGTGGTCAGCGTACGACACCAGAACACGCTGTACAGTTTCGTGTTTAAAACCGTATTTGGACACCATGTTGTTGATGCTTTTACCTTGAGCGGAAAGAAATAGTATAGTCGCTACCTTTTCAGGGTTGTAACGCTCTAGGCACTTAAGCTTTTTGACTTCATGCTCCTCAGCGTACTCCCGAACAGCTTTACTAATGTCCTCAAATAGCTCCTCTTTTACAAGATTAGGATCAGGGGTACTCATAATAAATATAGCCTAAAGCATAAAAAGGGCTATGAGTCAAGTATTTTTTTAAGGGGCAGTACATAAATTGGAATTCAAAGATACAAAAGCCCCCGACCCCCGCCTCGGTACAGCAAAAAATCCACAATCTGAATACAAAAATAGCCGGGCAAAAGTTGAGCCAACATCTAGATGTCCCCAAAATCTCATGACATCTAGAGGCAGCAGATGTTCAAAGCCAGATGCGAGCAGATGCCTCTGTAGTTGAAATCCCACAACAGGACGCAGAGGCGACGAAAATGCGTTTTGTCCAAGCTATTTGGATACAATTTGGCTATTTCTAAGGTTCAAATTGTATATTTTCGGCAGATTTTTGTACATTTTCGGCAGAATCGAGGCGTTTTTTCCTATTCCCTGACTGTATAAATTTTGGGCGTATTTGGAAAAATACTACGCACGTTGAACATCAACGACTTACAGAGCGGCTTGACAACTCCCTCGCGCGACAGGACTATATGGTCAGGATTTTCGAACCATTCTGGCTTGGACATCCAGCAACAAAATATATCCAAAAAACAATGACAAACAAAAACATCAACGAGGTAGGAATCAGAGCGAATGTGAAGATGGGCGAACAAGGTCTGAAAAGGCCACTTGGTTCTTCAACCGATTGGTTGAGGACTGTATTCGTTCCAGCAATACAATATCTGGGATACATCCAGAAGGGAACGTCAACAGCAGTTGCCAACATGGGAAGGCTCGCAGTTCTCGATGTGATCAGGAAGCAGGCAGGAGAACCAATGGTCGAGCTAGCAGAGCAGATGCGTAAAGAATGGAGGGACGGAAACAGGAACGCTCCTGCTCCTGCTCCTGCTGCTCCTGCTCAGGACATTCACTCTGCTGTTATGCAGAACCTGAATGCTCTCCAGCAATCTCTCCAGACGATGCAGGCACCAGCTCCAGCATCTGGGTCTGTATCCGAAGATGAAATACAGGAGCTTATCGATGAGGCAATTGCTCCAGTCAAGGACTCGGTGAATGATCTGGAAACATTTGTTGCGGGTCTCAATGCAACGATGGCAACGCCTCAAGGACGCTCCACAGTGGTTAACTCGGTCCAGAGGTCAAAGAATGTGATCCTCGACAAGATCCTGAACTATTACCCAACAGGAGGAACTTGTACCCAATGTTTGGTTACATCTCCTCCATCGTACGGTAAGACGTTCGCAATTCGCAAGCTTGGCGAGCAATACGATGTTTTCCTGAAACATTCATGTGCGGAGAGGGAAAGTGAAGAGCAGATCTTGATCGGAGGACCTCAGGCAGACGCATCCGGTCAATGGAAAGTCCAAGACGGTGTATTGACAGAAGCAATACGACACGCCAGTCAAGGCAAGAGAGTTCTGCTCTTCCTTGATGAAATCATGCGATGGAAATTGGAGTTGCAAGACTCCCTGCTCGATCTGCTGCAATCGTCTGTAGACAATCAAGGCAATGAATTCCACGAGCTCAGGACGCCTCACATGGTGAACGGCCAGCAGGAAGTCCTCAGATGCTCCACAGAGAACTTGCACATCATTGGAGCAGGGAATAGAGAAGGGAATCCCATCACTCCTGCATTCGATGACAGGTTCCACAGTGTGGACATTAAGTACGTGGAAAGTGAATACAAAGAGATCGCTAGAGCGAACTTGATCTCGAAGGGAGTCAAAGACGCAGACGCCATCGCAGAGGTCTATGCTGCTGCGACTACAGCAGCGAGAAAGCTGTACAACGAGATGCGACTCAGAAAGCCACTGTCGATTCGCTACATCAGGAGAGCAATCGATAACACGTATCAAAATACTGGAGACACGAAACCGGATGATGTTCTCCAGTGGATGGTTCATCATCTGGAGGACAACCACGTAACATGGGACGCCAGAACTGGAGATCCAGTCCCTGACTCAATCGAGGCTTGCAAGGATGTTGCATCGTACCTCGCAATCTAATCGTAACCAAAGAAAGGATACACAATGATAAAAGAATCAACAATAAAGAAAGCGATCAAGACAGAACGCAGGAAGCATGGCAAGAGGCAGAAAGATGGGACCATACGACTGCTGGAGCAGATGAGAAGCGAACCAGTGGAGGCTCTCCCTGACGAGCATCTAGATACTGCCTGCTGGCGTTTTGATCGCAGCACAAACACACACCACATCAAAGTGGGTCAGGAGGCTGACCGTCATTTAAATGTGGATACGATCAAGAAACCTTGGAAACTGAGACGATTCCTCAGGTCCCTGATCTGGCATGAGACAGCACACGGACGATACACAAAATGCAACAGCATGAAATCGGAGGACGCCATTAAAGAGCTCCAGACAGTTGATTGCCCATTCTGGGTATTCAACACCACAGAAGATTGCTACATCGAGGCTCAGGAATGGAGCAGGACGAGGCAACGTTTCGGATGGAGCTCCTTCGACCGTATCAAGGTTCGTGATACAGACAACCCATGTCGGTTCCTGTTTGCGATGTGTCAGAGAGAAGCGAGGTCGAAAAAGTACTGGAGAAGGCAGGCACCAAAGTGGACAGGATTGAAAAGGATCAGATACAATGGCAAAGATGTAGCGACTAAGAGACTACTCCTCGACTTCTTTGACAAGTTCACAGGTCGGAGAAACTTCCTTTGTGATCGAGTAGAGATCACCAAGGAGTTCTGGCTTGT